GCTTATTACTTATGGGCGTTGCCTATACCTACCTCACCATACTATAATAGCGTTACCCTCTACAGACAGGAAAAATACGGTGATTGGTCTACACCGTTTGAGCAAATTAAGGAGAAACTACAATGTTATATGCACACGTTGAAGACGGCGGCATAACTTATATGGGAACGCTGCCAAAGAATTGGCGTAATACTTCTAATCTAGACAAGGTAAACGATAGTGTTTTTTTAAAAAGCCTAGGTTGGGTACCTTTGATAGAGAAGCCAGCTACTATAGGAGAGAATGAAGTCTCTGATGGATGGGTTCAAACTATTACTGAGAAGTCTGTCACTACCACTGAAAGAAAACGTGACATGACTAAAGAAGAGAAAGAAGCTAGAACTAGAAACAATGCTCTAACAGAAATTAACAGACTTGAAGAGCTAGAGACTCCTACAAGAATAGCAGAAGCTGTACTCTCAGAAGAAGGAAAAGCTTGGCTTCAGGCTAACAGAGACTTAATAGCAGTTGAAAGAGCAAAGTTGTAGAATGATATTTAAAAAGAAAATTCTTGTAATGGGTCTACCGGGATCTGGCAAAAGCCACCTTGCAGAAGCTCTGGCTAAAGGGCTGAACGGTGTCTGGATTAATGCAGATAAAGTAAGAGAACAGTATGATGATTGGGACTTCACTCCAGAAGGGAGAATGCGTCAAGCAATGCGTATGAAGTTTTTATCTGACGGTGCTAACATGGCAGGACAAGTTGCTGTTGCTGATTTTATTTGTCCTACTGAAAAAGCCAGAGACGAGTTTGGTGCAGACTTTGTTATCTGGATGGATACAATTAAAGAAGGACGCTTTGAAGATACTAATTTAATGTTTGAAGAACCGAGTAAATGTGACTATCATATAACAAAGTGGCTTACAGATATCAATGATTTACTGACAACAATTAACAACGGAAAAAGAATGGACCCGCAAAAACCAACTGTTCAGATGTTAGGACGTTATCAACCTTGGCACACTGGTCACAGAGAACTTTTTAAGAAAGCTCATGCTAAGACGGGGCAAGTTATAATTATGGTAAGGGATACCGGAGAAGGTTGGTTTGACAGAGGTGATCTTGTAGAAGACTTGACAGAGCACGGCTTTACCTACGGTGTAGACTACGAAGTTATGCAAGTTCCTAACATTGTAAATATTACATACGGAAGAGATGTTGGATACAAAATTGAACAGGAGCATCTAGGTGAAGAGATAGAAAGCATCTCAGCAACAGACATTAGACTAGCAATGGCTAAGTAAACATAAAAGAGGTACTGTAATGACCATACGATTAGATGCAGGAAATTTAACTCAGACTAGATCTGATCTAGGACTAGCAATAGGAACAGATGTACTGGCTCCTAATGGATCTGCGGCTAGTTTAACAGCTATACCTGCTGCCCAAATTACGGGAACACTTCCTGCAGTTAATGGTGGTAGTATTACAGACCTTGATGCAAATAATCTAGGTAGTGGAACAGTTCCAGATGCTAGGTTTCCCGCTACTCTCCCAGCTACCAGCGGTGTTAACCTTACTGCATTAAATGCTACTAACCTAGGCAGTGGGACGGTCCCAGATGCAAGATTTCCAGCTACTCTCCCTGCTGCTAGTGGCGTTAACCTTACTGCTTTAAACGCAACTAATCTAGGCTCTGGTACAGTTGCTACTGCTAGACTCGGAACTGGTACAGCATCAGCCAGCAACTTTTTGCGAGGGGATGGATCATGGCAAGAAGCTGGTGGAGGGGCTTTTAGTGTTAAGGTAGCAAGGACGGTACTGAGTTCGGGAGTTGTTGAGGTTGAATTTACCAATATTACAAAACCAGTAATACTTTATTATGATAACTTAATTCATAGCATTGATTCGGGATTTGCTAATATGAGGTTTTCAACAGATAACGGTACTACTTATGATACCTCAAGTATCTATAACACCAAACTGCCTACCCATTATACCCATGATAACCAAGATGCGTTTTTTCTTACAACTGGTTCGGGTAATGTTGGTGGTGAAAATATGTCTGGGTTTATTACCATCTGTGGCCCCCAAACTACAACTGGCTTTAAAAATGTAATTTTTAACATGACCGCACAGTCGGCAGGTGGACTTTCTTTTGATTACAACGGTGTTGGAAACTACAAAAGCACTTCAGCGGTTAACGCTTTTAAAGTTTATACCGGGTCATCTTATACGTTCACTATGAATTACACTCTTCTTGAATTGGATTAGAAAGGTTTGTTATGTCAAAATTAATGAAAGCGGTCAATGGAGTTATGCGGGAAATGACCGATGCTGAAGTGGCAGCTGCAGAACTTTTGCAACAAGAATGGGACTCTACAGCAACTGTCAGAACACTGGGATTCATTCGCCAAGAACGGGATAAAAAACTTGCTGAGACGGACTGGTGGGCTAGTTCAGATCTTACCATAACTGATGAACAACGGACCTATAGGCAAGCACTTAGGGATGTACCTTCTCAAGCTGATCCATTTAATATTACATGGCCAACTAAGCCTGAGTAATTAAAACATGAGCACTTTTAATAATCTTCTTCTAATGGGTGCAGAAGCTACCGCTGAATCTGGCGGGGGTGGTGGAGGTGGTGATCCGTTTTCTCCTTCTCTGGTACCAGCTTCTGTGATGTTTGACGGAACAGCAGATAAATTAGATAAAACATTTAGTTCTGGTTCAGCACAAAGTAAAATTGTGTGGTCTTCTTGGGTACAGAGATGCGGAATTACACCTGACCAAGTTATTTTCTTTGCCATAAATGCACCAGTAGGAAATGCCATAGACAGGATATTTTTTACCACTGACAATAAAATAACAGTTTCAGTTCAGAACACTTCATTTGCCTCCACTATTGAAACTAGCACTAGAACCTTTCAAGATACAGCGTGGTATCATATACTTCTATCAATAGATGGATCTGCCACAGAAGGGATTCAACTGTTTGTAAACGGTGACGCAGTATCTTTAACCCGTACCCTTGGGGTTAACTTTACAGGTACAATGTTTGCTTGGGGTAATGCCATGCCTCACAAAATAGGCTATCAAAATACAGGGTCTGGAGCAGCTGACAGTTTTTTCTATAATGGGTATATGGCTCAGTGTACTTTTTTAACAGGTCAGTCTATTCAGAGTGGTGATGTAGCTGTCTCAGATTTCCTAGGCACTCACACGTTTGGAACAAATGGATCACAGGTTATTCCTAAAGATGATTCTGCTGTAGCTCTTCTGGCCAGTAACGCAGGGGGTAATTCATTCTCTCTAGACTTTTCTAACTCTGGGTCTCTGGGTAATGATGCAAGTTCTAATAATAATGACTTTACACCGTCTAGCATGACCAGTGCAAATGCAAGTAATAACACTCCTTCTAAGATGTACGCTACAATGAATCCCCTAATACCTAGTAGCTCTACATTAACCTTTGCTGAAGGTAACAGAAGAGTTACTAGTACAGGAGGATCAGATGGCGGTGTTTTTGCTACGCTTCCTCTTCCAACCACAGGTACCACAGAATTTCAAATGACTACTAACGATGGTGATGGAAGAGTAGGTATTTCTTGTTATGACAATGCTCTTGCAGTTTCAAAACCATCTGACAATGCTATGGGTGGGGGAGCAGTTAACTTTAATGCAGCGTATGGCTATACTGAAGATGGTAACCTTAGAACTGTTACAGCTAGTGGAATTACTACAGCTGCTTTTGGAGGTACTTGGTCTACCAGTGATGTTATAACTGTTAGATATAATGCTGATGCTAATGAGTTAAACTTTTTAAAGAACAATGTAGCGCAAGGAACAACGGTATCTACAGTTGCAGGGATTACATACTATGCCTGTGTTGCGAACTTTAATAACTATGACTGTACACTGCACTTTGATGAAGCAGAGTTTCCACATACCATAGGAGTAGGCAACAAAACAATTAACACAGAAGACCTAGCCGCTCCAAGTTTTCAAGGTAAGGACTTCTTTGACGCTACGCTTTACACTGGTAACAGTGCTACTCAAACTGTAGGAGGTGGGAGTAATTCTAAGTTTACAGCTTCTGCTTGGATAAAAAGTAGAAGTGCCACCACTAGTAATATGCTCTATGACAGGGTAAGAGGAGCAGCAACTGACTTACACTCTAACGCCCCAGATGCACAAGTATTTGACGCAGATACTCTGACAAGCTTTTTACAGAGGGGTGGAGCGTTAGGTGCAGATTCACAGGTAAACCTTAACACTGGTACCTTTGTTCTTTGGCAGTGGTTGGCAGGTAGCTCCGCAACTAGTGGTGTAACTAATGGAACAGGTGTTACCACAAGTACACTTATTACATCAGCGGCTCAAAACTTTTCAGTGGGTACGTTTACTGGAACAGGCAGTGCTACAACAGTGGGTCACTCACTAAACGGTGCACCCGAAGCTATCTTTGTAAAAAATGCAAGTGTTTCTGGTAACTGGTGCGTATACCATGAGGGTGCAATTGCAAGTCCCGCAACTGTGCTTTTAGAATTAAATACCACTACAGCACGAACTGTAAACAGTGCAATTTGGAGCAACACCGAACCCACCTCTACAATATTTACTGTGGGTGCAGATCCTAATGTCAACGGATCTACTAATACTATGTCTTTTATGGCTTTTAGATCTATTCCCGGTGTTTGTAAAGTAGGATCGTACATAGGTAATGGAGCAACTGATGGTCCTTTTGTAAACTTAGAGTTTAAACCACGTTGGATTTTAATAAGACGTTCTGATAGTGGATCAGATCCTTGGTGTATCATAGATATGGCGCGAAATCCCTTTAATACTACTACTGATCCGCTGGTCTTACGTCCTAATACAACAGATATAGATACATCAGGAACACTAGGGTCTGTTGACTTTCTTGCTAATGGTGTTAAGTTTAATAGCTCAACCAATGCAGGGAACTCCTCGCTGGGTAATTATATTTATATTGCTATGGCAGACATAGGTGGCCATGGTACACTCCCACCAATATACGGGGTATAGCTTATGAGGGAGAATCAAAATGGGTAGCGGTTCACCAGTATCACAAGGGGCAACTATACCTCAATCTGCCACAACAGGACCCCTTCCTGTATCAGGGTCAGATGGAACAGCGGCTACAACCTTTGACGCCTTCAATCCTCCTGCTCCTTCTGCTCCTGCTCCTTCAGCGCCAGTCTTTGATGCTTTTAATCCTCCTTCATCAAAAGGAAGCGGAAGGAGTCCTTTTCTACTGGGCGCGGGAAATTCACCTTCCTTTCCTTCATCAGGTATTCCCGGTGATCCTTTTGATCAACCGCTTCCTCCACCCGGTCCTGATCGTCCTCCCGGTAGAATTGAAATTGAAGATGTTTCTTTTCAAGAACGTCTTGCAAGGTCTAGAGCAGGAACTGGTCCTCTCTTTCTCCGTGTTAGATTTGTACCGTTTGGACCCGGAGAACATGAAGAGTTTCTCAGAGGTCTTGGTTTTAGTGGTGCTACTTTGGCAAGAAAATTAGGACGTTCTGGATCAGGGTCAAGCTCTGGTTCAAGTTCTGGCTCACGATCAGGCTCTGGTTCAAGTTCTGGGTCAGGGTCAGGTTCAAGTTCAAGAATAACGATTCCCACTGGTTCTAGTTCTGGTTCTAGTTCTTCTTCTTCTGGATCAGACTTGGCAGCTGGTACCTTGACGCCCATCTTAGGATCTAAAGGAATTGTTACTGGTGCAACCTTTGATCCTTTCA